TAACATTTACTTTATAAAAGGAGTTTCAAAATGCTATTCTAATTTAAGTTGGAATGAATGGGAAACATTTACAAGACAACAAGACCCAAATAAAAAGCATAGAGCAGCTTTAAAAAATATTTTCAATTGCTAAATCATCAATAGAACAATTACGCCATGTTTCTTTTATATAGCTACCTACTACAGGTATAGCATCTGTGCCGTAAGCTAGTTCATTTTTAGGACTTGGTCCACCAACATGAGCTACCTTCCAAATATCTTCCTCGTATTTATCTTCTTCATAATTATCAAGAATAATAATTGTTTTACTCTTTGGTTTTTGCTGTATTACGGGAAGAACTAAAGAAAAACCATCTGGTGGTATTAATTCACCGTCTCGAATTGTAAGGTAAACATATTCTGTGTTTATTAAGCATATTTCTATGCCGTCTACATAAACAACACGGGTAGATGCGTTTTCAGCACTCATACCAAATACATTCCTCATCTCTACGTATTTAATAAATACGCGATCTCCTTTTTTCCAGGACTTATAATCTTCATATACCGTGCAATCTATATTGGTCCAATACTCTCCTTCCTCTCCATTTTGACGTATAACCAAATGAATCTTTTGATCCCCTACATTAAAACCATCAGCCAAAGGATTTTTGTCATTTAAAACAACGGGCAAATAATTTAAATACTTCATGCAATGTTTTTTTTGTGTGTGAAATTGAAATACTTTTGTATAGGACTGTTCTGGTCCTGTGTGTGTTTTTTATTTGTGTGCAGAAAGTGGGGGCAACGGTCCCCATTTTTTGTTAGTGATTTTGTACTTGTGTAAACATTGAAAGCAACAATATTGCCTCTCTACCATTATCTGTCTCATAGGCAGTGTCAAATGACAAAATGTATAACTCCATATTTTTATTTAACATTACTTTGTAAATATCCCTCAAGACCCTCGTCATGATTCCAAATAAATGCCTGAGCTGTTCTTAAAGATTGGTATCCCATCTTCTTGTGCCATTCATCTAACGCACATATTGAGGGGAGAAATCTCACCTTAACACCTCGGTATTCGTTCACCTGTTCTTTGTGGTAATGCCCACAATGAGCCTCTCTAAATTCAGTTTCCGCAAACATTTCTGGGTTCTCTGTAGCCATTATTAACGGCATATCAGAAGGTTTTTCGTTGTCTCCGTGTGTAAACATAATCATGTTTTTCCCATACCTATAATATTTTCTAGGCATTGTAGAGTTATCTACATTTACATTAGGATCATTTCTATACCACCCTGCTAAAACATCTCCAGCATAAAACATTCTTTCGTAGTCATGGTTTCCTGATACAACAATAATATCTACAGGGGCTACATCTTTCAAGAAATCTACAGCTCTAACTATTAAAGTCCAATAGCCTTTAAATGATTCTTTCCACCCAATGACATCATGCTGAGGAGTTCCCTTTGTTGTAGACATTCTCATGCTATCTGTATTCATACCATCGTTTCCTATTGGTAGGAGAATCTTCTCTATATTTATCCCACGCCCCTTGTTAACTAAATCCTCAATTGTATCAAGGAATTGTTTTTCCATTTCCTCTAGAGTAATTTCTGTTAGCTTCCCATAATGAATATCAGGCAAAGAAATTTCAAGAGTTGATTTTGTTTTATAATCAGGTCTTCTGCCTTTAGTTATTACCCTAGCTTTAGGGCTATAACTAGCTGCAAATTCTTCAATGTCTTTTTGAATTTCTTCTGCTCTTCTATCGCTTTTTGTTACTACAGAGAACCTTTGTTCTCCTTTCATATTTTGCCAATATTTCACGGAATTAACCATTGAGTGATCGATACCGTTTTTATCTAAATACTGCTCAAACTCAGTTATAACATTATCCGAATCGTTGGACAACTCAACCTTTACCACCTTTCTGTCAACTTGTTTTATTTCGGCTCTTGCAGACTTCAAAGCTGCTGTAGCGTCCTGTAAACTAACTTTAAATTTTCTCGCTATGTAACTTGGGCCTGACTTTAAGTAACCTGGCCTAGCGTGGAGTATCTGTACTAGTTTTGGAATTGTCATATAGCTGATTTAAAAACTTAGTGATTTGCGTTGTTGTGAAATTCGTTAGATTTTAAAAGTGTGAAATACTCTACAAAAGATTGGTATGGAGCGTCAATTATTAAAGGCTCTGTTGATCCAGTTATATATATTAATGTTCTTGAACCTATTGACGTAGAACCATCATTACGGAACTCCACATCAGCTTGTATAGCCGCAACCTTTGTAATGTCAAAAATTATTGGAACAGAGTCCGTATATACACTTTGACCAGGATTGGCTTCAATTTCTTCTTCAGTGTTCCATACTACACAAATGGTAGCACAAAGCACAGGAAGTGGCCTGTTATCTTCCTCTTCCTCTTCTCTTCTTTTCTTGGACTTAAAGAACATATTATTAATTTTATCCAAAAATACAAAAATCCCCCTAAACAAGGGGGACTTTCTTTTTAACTTAGAATGGGAGGTCTCCGTCTTCTTTGTTTTGGCTTGTGGTCTGGGGAGTAGTTTCTGTTGATACTGTTTCATTATTGCTGGATTTAGTTTCACCTTCAATCTTCCATGCCTGAAGAGAGTTGTACACTCTACCGTTATGCTCTCTTCCTTTCAAATTGAAATGAACATCAATCTCATCTCCAATCTTATATGTATCAATAATAAACGTATTATTGTTTATAAGTTGAAACTCAATAATCTCCGGGTACTTACCATCGATTTCAAGAACAAATGTTCTAACAGCAAACTTGGCACTCTTCTGTTCGGTGTTACCTACCGATTTGATTTTTCCTTTAACATTCATTTTATGTAATTTTATTTTGCAAATATACTTACATTTGTTTTGAATAATATGTATTGGTTTGTACAGTTTTCAACAATACAGTGTTTGGTTGTTATTAAAATTTATTTGGAATATTTGTAAGAGTATCACTATATTTGCAAAAGTAAAAACACACATAATAAAAATTACCATGTTAAATATTGATAAAAACATTCCGATCCCAGATAGTAGTGGAAGAGGACGCAAGACTGAATACATCTTGCCTGAACTAGAGGTTGGAGATTCTTTCTTTGTAAAAGGAGAGACCTCAAAGTACCTAGCTAAATTGTTCTACCAAAAGAAGAAAAGAAACTACGAGCTAACCGCAAGAACTATGGATGGCGGTGTTCGTATTTGGAGAGCAGCGTAAAAAGTATTACATTTGTTTCGTTGGAGTCGAGGCCAGCAAAATAAACAAAATTATTAGCCCTGTTGAATGGTGTGAGACCTCGACCTCCCCATTCTTCGGGGCATTTTTATCTCAAAAATATTATGAATACACTTAAGGTTTTTAGAGCCATAGGTAAACACGAATTACTCATTTTTAACGAAGAGAGTCAAGTATATGTTCCAAATGGAAGGTTATGTTTTACAGACAAAGAAGTTGATGAAATCATTGAAACATTAATAAGAACAAAAGAACTTTATTTGAAGTATAAAAAATCTATAGAACAGCACGAACAAGAAATGAAAAAAGAAGCTGATAGAGAATTAGATATTGCTACTTACAACTTAATGAACAAAAAGAAAAAAAGTAGAACTACTAATTTATATGTAATGATAGACCATCATACTGGTCATTATAAAATTGGAAGAAGTAATAGCCCTACAGAAAGAGAAGCTACTTTACTTAGTCAAAAATCATCAATAGAACTATTATTTTTTTTCCCAGGAACAACAAATCAAGAGAAGATGTTACATGAAATTTTCAAAGATAAATGGGTTAGAGGTGAATGGTTTGATTTAACAAATAACGATTTAATGTTATTAAAAAAAATAGGAGGTTTATTATGAGTTTACATTCATTTGAAGTTAATCATGCCAAGGAGTATGGTTTAGCAGAAGCAGTATTAATCAAGAACTTTAAGTTTTGGATTGAACACAACATTGACCAAAAATACAATTTCAAGGACGGAAGAACTTGGACATATATTTCATTGAAAGAACTTGCCAAGAACTTTGAATACCTTTCAGAGAAACAGGTGAGAACTGCTATTGATCATTTAGTTGCCGATGGTGTATTAATGAAAGGAAACTATAATAAACTTGCTATTGACAAGACTTTATGGTATGCCTTTGTTGATGAAAAGAAGTTCATTAAACCATATGACGTGACGGAAAACCCATCTGCCCACCTGGGCAATCGAGCGGCCCCTGAGGTCAAAGCAATACCAGATACACTAAACATATACAGTAATACAAATACTACTAATACTATGGCAAAAAAATTGAAATCGAGTTCGGTGCCACCTAGTTTAGAAGAAGTGAAATTGTATTTTAAGGAAAAGGGGTATCGAGAGGATGTGGCAATAAAGGCATTTGAATATTACTCATCTAATGACTGGAGAGATAAAAATGATTCTCCTGTAAAAAATTGGAGGTTAAAAATGCACGTCTGGTTTAAGGACAGTGCCAAAATTCAAGAAGAAAAGATTAAGGTGAGGGATTTTTTCGGAAGCGTACATTATAAAACACAACAAGAAATCGATAGAGCAGAACCAGGATACTTCAAACAAATATGAGCAACTACCAAAAAATAACAGCACTAGGAATTAAGTGCAAGGACATCTCAGGACAACAGAAGGTTAACTGCCCGTTCTGTGTAGATGGGAGATCAAATAAGAAAGATAAGAGTCTTTCTGTTAACGTAGAGATGGGTGTATACAAGTGCCACTACCCATCATGCTCGGCTTCAGAGGGCAAGAGTGTAAATGTTAATGAGAGAAAAGTAGAGTACATAAGACCCGTATCTCGATTACAGAAAGTTAGTGATAAAGTTGTCTCTTGGTTTGAGTCAAGAGGAATTTCAAATAACACTCTCCTCCAATTTAAAGTTACAGAGGAAGAGCAGTTCTTCCCTCAAGCTCAGAAGAAACGAAATGCCATCTGTTTTAACTACTTCAAGAACGATGTTTTAGTCAACGTAAAGTACCGTGATGCGGAAAAGAATTTCCGTATGGTTTCCGGAGCTGAATTAATCATGTACAATCTGACCTCATTAGAGGGCTATAAATGGTGTGTAATCGTTGAAGGTGAAATGGACTGCCTCTCGATGCATGAAAGTGGAATCTACCCTGTCGTAAGCGTTCCAAACGGAGCCTCGAAGGGTAATCAGAACTTAAAGTATCTGGATAACTGTATTGATGACTTCGCTGATAAGGATAAAATCATCATTTTCACAGATAATGACTCGGCAGGACTTTCTCTACGCGATGAATTGACAAGAAGACTTGGACGAGAGAGGATCTGGTATGTGAATAGCGTAGATGGTTGTAAAGATGCCAATGAAATCTTACTATCATATGGCCCTGATATGCTACAAAAAATAATAGCTGAGGCTTATCAGATACCGATAGAGGGTATAGAGAAGGTAAATGACGTAAAGGATAAGATAAACGACATATATCTTAACGGATTCCCAACAGGGCTTAAAGCCGGATATCCTATGCTTGACGATCATATTTCTTTTAGGGGTTCAGAGTTTACAATAATTACAGGCACACCTAATGCAGGTAAGTCTACATTCTTGAGTAATATCATTGTAAGACTCGCGGCAAAGCATTCGTGGAAGATAGCAATGTTTTCTCCAGAAAAGCAGCCTACTGAGATATTATTTACAGAGTTAGCTGAATTGTTTATCGGAAAGTCATTTTTCTCTTACAATCCTATAAGCAAGATGACTGAGAAGGAAGTTGATGTTGCCCGTGAATTTGTAGAGGATATGTTCTTCTTTATGAAGATAGATGAGATGGATGTAACCATAGATGGCATACTTGATAAAGCTGCTGAATTAGTGAAGAGAAATGGGATCAACTGTCTTGTAATAGACCCGTGGAATTATGTAGAGCATCAAGTCCCAAAGGGGATGAGCGAGACACAATATATATCAGAGGCATTAACAAAAGTAAAAAGATTTAAAGATCGTTATGGAGTACACGTTTTCCTTGTCGCACACCCGACTAAAATTAGAAAAGAGAATGGAGCATATGTTGTCCCTACTCTCTACGACATCGCAGGTTCAGCACATTTCTTCAACAAATGTGACAATGGTTTTGTGGTCTATAGAGATTATGCAACTGGAGAAACACAGGTCCACATTCAGAAAATCAGGTGGTCTTTTGTGGGAAGAGTTGGAGAAGTTAGATTCGTATACGATGTAAAATGTAAAAGATTTACAGAGATTGGAAGCGAAGAAAGATTCAGCCCAATAAATGATTACGAACAAAAGAACAATGAAGAATATGGAAACGAAGATATCCCATTCTGAACCAGAATTTCAATATGGCCTCAGACAGGTAGCAATAACCTCTTACAAGAATGGAGAGTTAATTGGCTCTAAAGAAGCGTTTTACGAAAACATAGAAGCTGTTTATATCTGTGTTGATAAAAAATATGTAGAAATAATTGAAGTTTTATTTGCATTTTGTGAAAAGAATGTTCGATATTTGCGAAAATATAATTTAATACCTAAAGAAGTCAATGATGGAATCAAACGAAGTGCAAATATTAGGTCGTGTAAAGACCTTGGACTTGAAAAAGCAAACGGAACAGAGAAATTTAGATCCACATATCTTCGTAATCTCTATAAGTTCGTCTACTGGGAATTTATTAAGAATCATACATGTGATCAAGTAAAGGAAATGTTTAACCAAATCAATTAATAAAATGACAAAAGAAAAAAAAGAAAAGACAATT